AAAGACACGGAAACGCGTATTCTCCGGAAAACCCGGGGGATTATAGTTCGCCGGCGCGTGGACGCCTATTGTGAACGATCATAAAATCGACGTAATCCAGGCCGAGTTTTAAATAGTCGCGTATTAATGGACGATATGTTGCGATATAATCGAGATGTCCATCAGTATAAATTTTGAAAGTTTTGTTTTTAATACTCATGCTTATAATGTATCATAAAACCACAGAAAAGTCAATAACGCATAATTCCTGGACCGGGACAAGCGAGAAAAGTGCTATTATTTAATTATGAATGAATCCCCGCTATCGTTCCCAAAACAGGCCGATAAAAACCGGCTAGATCGCTATAAGCACTATGATCGAATTTATGAGGGCGATCATTTCGAGGCATTTTCTATCAAGTCCTCCGGGGAGGTAGCGAAACAATATAAAAAACTCCGATATATTGTTGCGAACTTCGGCGGCCTCATGTCTCACGTTATGGCCGACATGTTATTCGGCGAGCCAGTCACGATCGATTTAAAGGACAACAAATCCCAGGACTATATTAGTTCCCTAGTCCACGAGAACGATTTCATTTCGCAGCTATACGAATCAGCGATCATCAATTCCCGGCGCGGCGATGATGTGTTCAAAATCCGAATCGGCAAGCGGAACCCGCTCGACACGAACGCAAAACCGGAGATCATTATCGAGCAAGTGGGCGCGAACATCTATTTCCCGGCGTTTGATTCCAAAGCGGCCAGGAACGTCACGACACAGGACATAATCGCCACGACATTCGAACAGGGCGGCGCCACATATCTCCACAAGGAAACTCATCAACCGGGCCTCATTTATCACGAAGTCTTTAAATACGACACTCGCACACAAACGCTTATCAGCACAGAGGATCCGACACAGTTCGGATTTATGCCAGTCGAGGACACTAAGATCAAACGATCGCTCGTGTTCCACATCCCGAATTTCCGTGATGGGGATTTCTATGGACCATCAGACTATAAGGATCTCGAGTCCCTATTTTTCGCATTGAACAATCGTCTCACGAAAACCGATAACATCCTGGACAAACACTCCGATCCGATTCTAGCGGTCCCTCCAGGCGTGATCGATGAGGAGGGCAAAGTCAAAAAAGAATCCCTCGGCATGTTCGAAGTCGATAACGAGAATCCTGGATTCAACAAACCCGAATATATCGTGTGGAATGCAAACCTCGAATCAGCGTTTAAACAAGTGGATAAAATTGTGGAAATGTTATTCATGTTCTCCGAGATCGCTCCGGCCACTATGGGAGCAGACAAGGGCGGCCAGGCCGAATCCGGCCGCGCTCTCAAATTCAAGCTATTATCGACGATCCGAAAGCGCAATCGCAAAATCTCATATTACGACATGGCTATTAAAGAGATCCTCAAAACATCGATGGAGCTCGCACTCGCGCACAGTGTCACAACCCGGGACGGACTATCTCCTGGCGCTATCGAGGTCCCGAATCTCAAGTGGAGCGATGGCGTTGTGAATGATAATGTCGAAATGGTCGAAACAGCCGTGAAACGTGTGGACGCCGGCCTATCAACTCGAGCCGATGAGATCGCTAAACTGGACGACGTATCGATCGACGACGCAAAACTCAAGGTTAAAGAAATCGACGAGGAAGTGGAACCCGCTCTCCCAGTAATAGCAAACAACACGAACGGAAACGCCGGGGATTCTGGCAACACTAACAAGAACGAGCCTCCGACGGCCGAGGAGTAGTCTATGGCCGATCGTGGACCTGTAAAGATCCGGGAGGGGAGAATCGATCTCCTCCTCAATCTCTATAAAAAATCCTATGAAAATCTCACACGCGAAATCATAACGGCGTCCGAGGCCGGCAAGATTCAGCGCGCTAAAGTGCTCGTCCGATTAAAGGTCGAGCTCGAGGATCTCGGAGTGGATGTGGATAAGTGGGTTCGGGATGAGATTCCGAAATACTATAACGATGGCGCGAACGTTGCATTAAACGATCTCCGGCGCCTGGGCGTGGATCTATCGCAATCCTCCGGGGCAGTATTCAACCGGGAGGCCATTAAAGCACTCACAGACGAAACGGCCCTGGCATTCGCAGACGGCATTCGAGGCGTCTCCAGGAGCGCGATCCGATTCGTGGATGATGTTCTCAAAATGCAACTGAACATGATTATCGCCGAGGGCAAGCTCACAGGCGAGACTCGCAAAATGATATCGGCCACAGTCAAACAGCGTCTCCAGGACAGCGGACTCCCGGCTATTCGTGATCGTGCCGGCAAGCGATGGAGCCTGGACAATTATTCAGAAATGCTCGTCCGGACCAAAGCCGTCGAGGCCCGGAACCAGGGACTCGCTAACAAAATGCTCCAGTATGGATATGATCTGGTCCAGATCTCGAATCACGGAACCGATCATAAAGAATGCGCGAAGTGGGAGGGGAAAATCCTATCAGTCACAGGCCAAACCCCGGGATATCCGACACTCGCAGAGGCCCAGGCCGGCGGCCTATTCCATCCTCGATGTGAACACGCCATGAATGTTATTAATCTCGATCTCGCTAAAAAAACCGAGGCATACGACAACCCCTATAATTATCGAAATAAATAATCTGTGGATAACTGATAACTTGCCTTGTGGATAACCTGTGTATTATAGTTATGTTTGTAATAAGTAATAGATCCAGTAGCGGGTACGGACCGCGTAAAAAACGGAGGGAGATCAGATGACAGTAAATTCACAATCAGCAGGTAACTCAAGCGGAGCCGGATCGTCTAGTGGCGAGGGTGGCAGCGGACAGGGAGCGGGAACTGGCGAGGGCCAGGGACAGCAACAGCAAGGACAGCAGCAACATCAGCAGTCCGGCCAGTCGGCAGTCGATCTTAAAACACTAGAGGGAGATCAGCTCGCTCAAGTTTTGGAGAATCCTAATCTGTGGCAACAGCCCCGGATCCAGGAGCTCGTGAAAGCCGGACAGGATCTTAAAAAAATCCAGGCCGATCAAAAAACCGCCGAGGAGAAACGCCTCGAGGAGCAGAACGAGCACAAGACACTCGCCGAGCAGCGTAAAAGCGAACTCGAGGAGAGTAACAAGACAATCCAAAACATGAAAATCGACCAGGTACTCACGAACAAGTTAGTCCCGGAGGGCGTGATCGATTTAGAGGCAGCTCTTAAATTAATCGACAGATCGAAAGTGAAAGTCGATGAGAGTGGCAACATTACAGGCGTGGATGATGTGTTATCAGAACTCAAAAAGGATAAATCGTACTTATTCAAAGAGGGGGGAACGCAATCTCTCGGATCGGCCTCGAATAATAACGGCGGCCAGGGTGGACAACAGACGAAATTCAAACGTTCACAGCTCCGGGATCCGAAATTCTACCAAGAAAATCGGGACGCGATTCTAGCGGCCTCAAAGGCCGGACTAATCGAGGATGATCTCTCCTAACATCAACCCGCTTAAAAATAATGGAGAAAATTAGTTATGAGTAATCAACTTACAACCACAGAAAATGCACCCTGGATCCCGGAAATCGTCGCGAATGAGGCGATCGGCTATCTAGGCAGTTATTTAAACCTGGGCGCGACTGTTACAAAAGACAGCGAATTGACTGGATCAGTTCGTGTCGGCCAAACAGTGAACGTTCCAAAACGCGGCGTCGTGGTAGCGCAGCAAAAGACAGAGGACAGCGATGTCACGAGTCAAAAGATCGCAGGAACCGAGGTCCCTGTGACAATCGATCAACACTGGTACGTCCGTTTGTCCGAGGAGGACTTCACAGCGGCTATGCAAGTGGGATCAACCTTGCCCGGCTATGTCGAGGACGCTCTGATCGTTCTAGCCGAAAAAATCGAATCGAACCTAGCCTCACACATTACGGAATTCGATAACATCGACGCCGGTTCCGACGCAATCCTAAGCGTCCAAAATGTTCGCGAGAGAATGGCATTGAACAAGATTCCGCGACTTGCTCGAAAGTACGGCTATATCCATCCGTCATTCGTAACCGAACTATTAAGCGAAAACGCGTTCGTGGATCCTAAAATCATCCCGAACAACAACGCACTCACAGAGGGCGCCGTGGGCCGTGTTGGTGGATTCGACTTGTTCGAGGGCCAGTTAGTTCCAGGAGAGGGATCTCCATCGTGGTATCAGAACTTCTTCTATACCCGAGCCGCTCTAGTCCTAGCGACTCGTCCGTTACAGCTCCCAGGCCGAAACTTCGGTGTGGAAAGCGCTTATGTCCAAAGCGACGCCGGTGTCGGTATTCGTGTAATGCGCCTATACGACGACAAGGCTATGGCGATGGTCGGACAACTGGATGTTGCATTCGGTTCCGCAGTCATGGACTCACGACAGGGATTCGTACTCGAAAGCCAGTAGGCGATCGGATAAATCTCAAGATAACGGCTCCCTTGCGAGAGGGGCCGTTTTCTTTTTGGTCCGTTTTGTCAAGATTGACGGACGATATATTGCTCATGGTAAACTAGACGAGCCAAATAAGGAGATCATTTATTAGTAACAAACTGATAATTCTAGCGGCCACAACAATAGCCGCGACGGCACTCATGGCCCCGGCCAAAGTGTCCGCTCTAAATAACGCAAACCTAACCACGAATTTTTCGATCGATACATGGACACAGCTCAAGCTCCCTCGGCCTCTGGTATTATCCCCGGAGCGAGTGGAGCCTGTTCTCGTGCCTCCGAGTATCAAGCCGGAACCCGAGGCCCCCAAACCTCCCGAACCGGCAAAACCTAGAGAGTACACTGTTAAAAGCGGCGACAATCTCTCAAAGATCGCGGAACAAGAAAAAACGACCTGGCCCCGATTATGGAATAAAAACGCAGATCTCAAGGATCCAGATGTTATCCATATCGGACAGGTTATTTTAATTCCGATCGAATCCGAAGTGCTCGCCGATCGTCCGGTCCCACAGCCCGCCATTCAAGCGCAGAGGGGCCTCGCAGCCGTTCCACGCGGATCCACGTCCGGGAACACATATTCGGCCGGATATTGCACCTGGTACGTTAAAAACAGGCGTCCAGACTTGCCGAACAATCTCGGCAACGCGAACACATGGCAGTCCAGGGCAGCGGCCCAGGGATTGCCGACTGGATCCACGCCACGCGCGGGCGCGGTCGGAACAACAACCGGCGGGGATCTCGGCCACGTTGTATATGTCGAATCAGTGAACGGCGACGGCACGATCACGATCTCGGAAATGAACTATCAAGGACTCTATTCGATGAACACTCGGACAGTCTCCGCGAACTCGTTCCTATACATCTATTAAATAACGCATGCTCTTATCCACAGGGTAGCAGTCCGGAGCGAATCTCCCCTGTTATCCCTGTGGACAAATGTTATCTCGACAGTGGATAAGTGCTCATGTTAAAGTTATAAGCATGGAGCGGCTAACCTATCGAGAGACTCAAAAATTAGAACGGCGATCGCCTGGATGTTTGTTAGCCGCTTATATTCCAGAGGTCGCCGTTTTTGTTTTGGAGGGACCATGTATTTAGTGAATCAATTCGGACGTGTCCGTGAAATATCAGACGGCGATTTTGCTCAAAAAATGATCGACCAGGGCCGGATGAGACTAGCCCGCCAGGACGAGATCGATCAGCACCTCCAGGGCCGCAAACGCCAGATCGCCGACAAGGCCAAAGCTAAAGGGACCGGGATTTATTATTCGACAGTCAAACGATCCCCGGATGGTTATGGCATGAGCCGGGACCTCCTCAAAAATGAACTGTTCGCACAAGGGATTTATTTATCCGAGAATTTCAGCGGCCAAAAAGTCGGCCTCCTCTATAACTATCCGTATGGTATAAAGCAAATGCGGAATGACGTTCGATTGATCTTTACGATGTTCGAATCGGATCAGATCCCGGAGGAGTGGCCGGAATATCTCAAGCTCGCTCAAGAGGTTATCGTTCCCTCGACGTGGTGTCAAAAAGTGTTCGCGAAATCCGGCATTAAATCGACTGTGGTCCCTCTCGGCTATAACTCGGACGTGTTCACTTATTACGATCGGCCGGTCCCTGTGGAAAACGATGGGATTTTTACGTTCATCCATTACGACTCGTTCAATGTCCGAAAGGGATTCATGGAAATAGTGGAGGCATTCTCCCAGGAGTTCGATCATAAAGAACCTGTCCGGCTCATACTAAAAACAATCCGCGATTCGTCCCCTATCCCGATCATTAAAAGCGAATACCCGAACATCGAAGTCGTCCGGGGATCACTGTCCGAGGTGGATCTGTGGAAACTCCTGGGCCGCGCTAATTGCATGGTATATCCTAGCCGCGGCGAGGGATTCGGCATTACACCGCTCGAGGCTATGGCGACAGGACTCCCGGCGATCATCCCGAACGCTCACGGAATGAGTGAATACTTTAATCCGGAATTCATGCTCGAGGTCAAAGTCGGCCACACGGAGCCCGGCCTATACAATCGATTCAAGGGCCAGAACGTCGGAGACATGACTGTCGTGGACGTCGAGGATCTCCGGCGTCAAATGCGCTATGCTTATTCGAATCAGCGCGCCATGAAAATCCTGGGCCGGAATGCCTCGGAATATGTGAAAAAATTCACATACAAAAAGACGGCCGAACGAATGGCCGCGATATTAAACAAGTGGGAACAGGCTCATATCCAAAAACGGCCAGAATCTAAGTTCCTGGATGTGGAGGTGTTTTAATGGTGGACAAAAACTTTATTCGGGAATCGAATCTCATAGAGGGAATCGATAATCTAGTCGAGGACGAGCGGTCCTGGGCCGCCTGGGAGTGGATAATGACACAGGATCAGATCTCCATTCCGGTATTGCTCGAGCTCCATAAAAGGATCACGGCCGCACAGCTCCATCAAAGCGAATCCGGGGCGTTCCGAAAAGTCCCTGTGACAGTCGGCGGCCACATGCCCCCGGCTCCATTTATCGCGCAGCAGATGGCCTATGAATGGCTCATGGATTTAATTTTCCACAGGCCGACACTCGATCCTAAAGAAATGCACATCCGATTCGAAAAGATCCATCCGTTCGTCGATGGCAACGGCCGAACCGGACGGATGTTAATGTGGTGGCATGAGATAAAAAACGGCCAGGAGCCGACACTGATTCGATCTAACGAGGCCGATCGACATTATTATTATCAGTGGTTCCAGGAGAACGAGTCATGAAAAAATCGAAATGGTATAACTGGACCGGCGATTCTATGTGGGACGACTATTGTCTCCACGCGTGGATTTTTATATTAATTCCCTGTTTTATATTCCTGGGATTCTGTGTTTATTTAATTGCAACCGGGAGAGTCACAGCATGAATGTTTGTTATCATGGTCCCCTGTTTGATTATTCCGGTTATGGCGAGGCGAATAGACACGCCGTCGCAGCGCTCCACGAGGCCGGCGTGAACGTTATCGCTAAAGCAGTCACATATTCCCTGGAGTCGTCCGATTTCGGGGACCTGGGCGAGCTCATGGATAAACTCGTGACGAATGAGGGCGACTATAAAATAAAGATCCTCCACACAACGCCGGATCAATATCACAAGCACCTCGAGCGTGAAAAATATCACATCGGACATTTTTTCTGGGAGACAGACAAAATCCCGGAGGAGTTCGCTCGTGGACTGAATCTCATGGATGAGATATGGACCGGATCCGTTGCAAACCGGGACGCCATAGTGGCCGGCGGCGTGAACACTCCGATCAAGATTTATCCACAGGCCACACAAACAAAACGTGAATGGCCGGAGAAATACGAAATAAACGATTTCGATGGATATCTGTTTTATTCGATATTCGAATGGACCGATCGCAAAAATCCCCTGGGCCTCCTGGATTCATACTGGCGAGAATTCCAGAACGGCGAGAACGTGGGCCTATTGATTAAAACGTATTTTAAAAATTTCACATTACAGAATCAGCGCATGATCCGGGCAGCAATCCAAAAGGCAAAAGCTAAATCCGGCCTGGAGAATTTCCCTCCTGTGTTCGTTTATATGGACCTCATGGATCGCCGCCACATTATGCGACTCCACAAAACCGGCGACTGTTACGTCTCTCCACATAGAGGCGAGGGATGGGGGATCCCGGTCGTCGAGGCTATGCTTGCCGGCCATCCGGCGATCGTGACAGAATATGCCGGAGTGAATGAATGGCTCGACAACGGAAACACGGCTATCACTCTCCCCTATGAAATGGTCCCACTGGACGGAATGCTCCACTCGGCTCGATGGTATAGCGCCGATCAGAAATGGGCCGAACCGGATCTCGCAGCGCTCCGGGCCGGAATGCGCTCTGTTTACGAGGACCGCGAAATGGCCGCGGACCTGGGCGCGCGCGGGAAACAATTCGTCGAGGAACGATTCTCGTTCTCTGTGGTGGGAGCGGAAATGATGAGCAGATTAAAAGAAATTGAGGAGAGTCTATAATGTCAAAAAAAATTCTATATTTATCGTGTCATGAGATCCTGGAATACGACGAATTAAAACTGTTTACCGAACTCGGCCACGAATGCTATTCCCTGGGCGCGTACACGCAGCCAGGCGGCGAGGAGCACAGGAAACGTCCGGCCCTGGATCTCCCCTATGATCCGCATTTTATCGAGCTCTCTCTCCAGTATCAGCGCGAAAACCTCCACGCCGAACAGCTAAAGGGAATCGACATCGTGATCGTTATGCACGTCACATCCTGGATCACGAATAACTGGCCTCTATTTAAAGATTTCATCGACAAGGGCGGCCGTGTGATATGGCGGTCGATCGGCCAGTCTATCCCCGCGCGCGAGCACGAACTCCGGGAGGCTAGATCCCAGGGCCTCGAAGTGGTCCGATATTCCCCGGCCGAAATGACGATCAAAGACAACATCGGCCAGGACGCGATGATCCGATTCTATAAGGATCCGGACGAATTCAAAGACTGGACCGGCGAGGATCGACGTGTGATAAATTTCACACAATCCATGCGCGAGCGCGGCGCGTTCTGTGGATGGGGCATATATCAGCAAGCGACTCGAATGCTCCCTCGCGTTGTGTACGGCCCGAATAACGACGATCTCGGACCAAAGCTAAACGGAGGCATGTTATCGGCCGATCAGCAGCTCCAGGCCTATCGAACCGGCCGCGTGTATTTCTACCACGGAACCTATCCCGCCAGTTACACGCTCACGTTTATAGAGGCTCTCATGACTGGGATCCCGGTCGTCGCAGTCGGCAAGAATGAGGGGAATTCGTTTAATATGTTCCCGGACCAGGCAACGTATGAGGTCCCGGATATTATCGATCACGGCATGAATGGATTCTGTTCCGACTCCCCGGCCGTTTTGCGCGAGTCCATCGAGGCGATGTTAAACGACCAGGGCAAGGCCAAAGCGATCGGCGTGTTCGGCCGACAGCGCGCGATCGAACTATTCGGCAAGGCGAAAATAAAATCGGAGTGGGAGGCATTTCTAAAGTGATAAAAGAAGTTATCCACAGCTTATCCACATGGCCCCTATTCTATGAATATATTAATGATGAGGACATGGAGCGGGACCTGGCATTCATTCGCCGCAGCAAAAAAGAGGCCCGGGATGTTGTTCGATGGTTCCTGGCCGAAGTCTCGTTTTTAATAGCAACACGCAAAATCAAACCGGAGGATCTGAAATGCAAACACTAAGCGCCACAGCCGATCATGTGATCGTCGAGATTATTAGTCAGAACGAGGCCGAGGACAAAGCTCTCCAGGAGAAAATGAGCAAGTCCGGCCTATTAATGCCGACTCGGGACACAGCGGATCCGAAACGCGCCTCCGGGCCGCCGGTTATGGGGATCGTCTATGCTATCGGTCCAAAGGCCCAGGAGAAATTCGGGGATAACATTATCGTCGGCGATCAAGTGATATTCGACGAGAAAAAACCACAGGGATTTAAATGGGACGATAAAAAACTATTAGCGCTCACGATGGATCAGATCGTGGCGAGACTGGAGCGTGAATAATGTCACAAAAAAAGCGTGATTTTTATCACATAGCCAAAGAGTCCGGGGCCTCCCAGGACGCGTTCGAACTGTCGAAACTCCTGGAGATCGTGGACCGGATCAAACCGGAAAAGATCCTGGAGATCGGCGTTCATCGAGGCCTATCGATCAAAGCCTGGCGCGAGGCCTGGCCGGCCGCGTTTGTTGTCGGCGTGGATTCTGATTTCGGGCCGCTAGAATATACCGATTTTGAACAGGTCCAGGGAGACTCCCACGATCCGGCCACAAAAGAAAAGTTTTCCACAGTCGGCCAGTTCGATTTCATATTCATAGACGGCGATCACACGC